AAGGCCGCAAGTTCAAATCTTGCCTCCGCAACCAACTTAGGGGACAGCATGAAAATCTTGGTAACTGGTGGCGCTGGCTTCCTTGGGTCGCATCTGTGTGAGCGGCTGGTCAAGGAAGGCCATGATGTGACTTGTCTGGATGACTTCTCGACAGGCAAACCGCAGAACATCATCGACATAGAGAACTTGCGCCTCATCACGCAGGACGTTCGGTTGCCCCTCAAGGGCAAGTACGATCAAATCTATAACTTAGCTTGTCCGGCGTCCCCGGTGGCCTATCAGCGTGAACCCCTGTCCACCTTCATGACCAGCGTTGAGGGCATGTGGAACATCCTGCACTTGGCTGATTGGGAGGGGTCAAAGGTTCTTCAGGCTTCTACCTCGGAGATTTATGGCGACCCAACCATTAGCCCGCAGCGCGAGAGCTATTGGGGCAACGTCAACCCGATTGGGCCACGAGCCTGCTACGACGAGGGCAAGCGGGCGGCTGAGACCTTGTGTTTTGACTTTGAGCGGCAGTACGGCACAGACGTTCGGGTGGCGCGTATCTTCAACACCTATGGCCCTCGGATGGCTATTGACGATGGCAGGGTCGTTTCAAACTTCATCGTGCAGGCTTTGCAGGGCGAGCCAATCACCATCTACGGCGACGGTTATCAAACCCGCTCCTTCTGCTACGTCGATGACCTGATCGAAGGTCTTATTAGACTTATGAACTATGAGCAGTCAATTGGCCCGGTAAACCTCGGCAACCCGATGGAGTTTCACATGCTGGAACTGGCTGAGATGGTCATAGAGGTTACAGGCAGTCTCAGCCCTATCGTCTTTGAGAAGCTGCCGGAAGACGACCCCAAGCAACGCAAGCCAGACATCATGAAAGCCAGTTGCACCCTTGATTGGCGTCCCCGCATTGAACTGCTTGAGGGACTTGAGAAGACCACAGCCTATTTCCGTGAGGTGCTGAAATGAAAACAGTCGCAGTCGTTACGGCAACCACAGGCCGCAAAGAGCTTCAGCAGGCTATCAACAGCGTGTGCGCTCAGACATACCCTTGCCAGCATTACATTTTTTTTGACGGCGTGGACGATAGTGGTCTGCTTTCAGTTCAAGCTGGACCTCACGGCCTGCCGATATTTCATAGATGCACACTTCCTGTTCGCACAGGCGGCAACGGCATGATGAACGGCGGCATTGTGGCCGCGTCGGCTTTCCTCGTTCAAGAAGACATGATCTGCTGGCTAGACGATGACAACTGGTTTGAACCAGACCACATCGAAAAGCTGGTCGAGGCTAAAGGTGATAAACCCTATTCGTATTCTCTGCGCTCTCTTAGGAACGTCGATGGCTCTCTCTTTGCCAACGATGACTTTGAGAGTATTGGGCATCATGGCAGTTTTATTGATCTCAACTGTTATTTGATGAACCGAAACATCGCCGTCCAGATCGCCCCGCTTTGGTACAAGACCACGGGCGAACTCATGATAGGCGACCGCTTCGTGTATCAAGCCTTGAAAGAGAATAACTTAGAAAGCGCCTGCTCCGGCTTGTACACGCTCAACTACCGCCTAAATGAGAAGCGCGACCTTCGCGGGTTCTTCTTCGAAGGCAACATCAAAACACGCGCACAATTTCCAGACGGCTTTCCGTGGGCAAAGGACACCAAATGAGCATTGCAGACGCCGCTATTGCCCGTATGCGTGGGCCTCGCAACATGCACATCATTTGCGTTGATGTAACCAACAAGTGCGACCTTGCTTGCTCCAATTGCACCCGCTTGCTCGAAAATCAAGACCACTTCTGGGAGATCACACCTGAGAATTGGCGGCTGGCCCTGCGTAGCCTCAAAGGCTACTGGGGTGTCATTGCCATGATCGGCGGCAATCCATGTATGCACAAAAACTTTGCGGAGCTATGCCAAATCTTTGAAGAAGAAATTCCAAACAAACTTCAGCGAGGACTTTGGACAAACAATTATTTCAAGCACCGCGAACTTTGCGAAAAGACTTTTGGCACATTCAACCTTAACAGCCACGGAGAGCAACGTGCAGAACAAGGACTTACTGAGCTGGCAACCGCTGCTCGAAGCAATGGCGGTGTTGCTTGGAATTATACTGGTCATTCTGACCACGCTCCTCTTCTCACAGCAGTGAAAGACCTCTACCCAGAAGAAGAAATGTGGGATCGGATAGCTAATTGCGACATCAATCGTGAATGGTCAGCCTCTATCGTCCAGAACAAGGGCGAGCTTGGCGCTTACTTCTGCGAGGTCGCAGCGTCGTTTGATCTGGCTCGCGGCACAGATAACGGCATCCCGTTGACTGAAGGCTGGTGGAACAAACACATCACAGACTTCTCTGACCAGATTAAACTCTTCTGTCCCGGCTGCGGCGTGCCTGCAAAGCAAAAGGCTCACAAGGACTACGAAGAGATTGATACATACACAGACACCAACGCAGACTTGGCTGTAAAATCTCTTGCAAACAAAAACCGCAAGATTATGCACCTTGACGCTGCACAAAAAGAAGAAGTGAATAAACGGGTCACGCTCTACAACTCTGGTCATTGAAATGAATTTCAACCTTGAGCAGTTCTATCAATTCTGCCGCCAGCTTCGTATTGAAACGAAGGAGGAAGGTCTGAAGAAGATGGAGCGTTTGCTTGGCACTCAGACCTACACAATGGGCGAGATTGCTAAAGGGTTGGAAGAGGACTGCCATTTCTTTGTAATCTTGAAAGGGCGTCAGCTTGGCATTACAACAATCAGCTTAGCCCTCGACCTCTACTGGCACTTTGTAAACCCAGGCTTGCAAGGCACGTTGACAACTGACACGGAAGAAAACCGTGACATGTTTCGCTCGACGCTTGCAATGTATCTGGAAGGTCTGCCTAAAGAATATAAAATCCCTGCGGTGGCCCATAACCGTAACCAGCTTCAACTTAAGAACCGCTCGCGCCTGTTCTATCAGGTGGCGGGCTTAAGAGCTAAAGGCTCTCTTGGACGCGGCAAAGCTATCACTTACTTGCACGGCACCGAGACGAGTTCTTGGGGTGATGAGGAAGGTCTCGCGTCCCTCCTTGCCTCGCTTGCAGAAACTAATCCGTTGCGTCTTTACATGTTTGAAAGCACAGCGCGTGGCTTTAACATGTTTCACGACATGTACGTCACGGCTAAGAGGGCGCGTACGCAGCGTGCAATCTTCTGCGGCTGGTGGCGCAATGAATATTATGTTTCTGATCCTAATAGCGAAGTCTACAAAGTCTATTGGGACGGCAAACTAACCGGCGAAGAAAAAGAATGGGTGCGTGACATCAAGAAGCTCTATGGCTTCGAGATCAATTCGCGCCAGATTGCTTGGTGGCGCTGGAAGATGATGGAGGGCATCAAGGACGATGCTCTGATGTATCAAGAGTTTCCCCCGACTGAAGACTATGCCTTCGTGATGACAGGCTCATCTTTCTTTTCTAATGCGCGTTGTACAGATGCGTTCAAAGAAGCAAAGGCAGATAAGCCCGATTGCTATCGTTACGTCATGGGTATGAACTTCGAAGACACAGAGGTTATTAAGTGCCGTGAAGAAACAGCTACACTTAAGGTCTGGGAAGAACCAATTGATACGGCTTATTACGTTATTGGTGCCGATCCTGCTTACGGTTCTAGCGATTGGGCTGACAGATTTGTCGTCCAAGTTTATCGTGCATACGCAGATGGACTTGAACAAGTTGCGGAGTTTGCAACTTCTGAGATGAACACCTACCAGTTTGCGTGGGTGATCGCACACCTTGCTGGTGCTTATAAAAACTCTACGCTCAACCTTGAAGTCAATGGCCCCGGCCAGCCAGTCTTGCAAGAGCTTCGAAATCTGAAGCGTCATGCTGCGGCAGTCGGCGGCGCTCGCGGCAATGACTTAATGGACGTTCTCTCGCACATGCAAAATTACATTTGGCGCAAGAACGACACGCTATCGGGTCCGGGCACAAGCATCGGCTGGCTCACCACACATGCAACCAAAGAACGCATGATGTCCTATCTGAAAGATTACTTCGAGCGCGGCATGATGCGGATCAGGTCAATAGAGTGCATCGAAGAAATGAAAACTATTCGCCGTGACGGCGGTACGATTGCAGCGCCTGGCAGATCAAAGGACGACCGCGTGATTGCATCGGCTCTTGCTGCGGCGGCTTATGCTGAGCAAGTGCAGCCGCGTTTGATTGCCATGAAAATGACACGCGCTGTTTCAAAAGGCATGGAAGAATATACGCCAGAGCAAATTGCAACCGGGCGAAACGTATCAACCTATTTGAAAAAGATAGGGATATACGGATCATGATCGACGTTCTGAACAAAGCAGAAATCTATCGCCGCATGGAACGCTATCTTGAAGAAGAAGATCGCATTGTGTCCGTCAAGTTTTTGGCAGAGCTGGCTGGTCTTTCTGAACGCCTGATCTTTGGCATTTTTGTCGGCGGCACTCATACCATGTCTGAAGAAACACAAGTTCGCATGTCTCGCGCTCTTGAGCGGCTGGAACGTGGCGATGTGACGGTCATGCGTAATCGCAATCGAACAAAGTACCTGCAATACAATAATACGCCTAAACCCCGCATCGTCAGAGGATACGGCTTGCAACTTGATGGGGGTAAGATTAGTCTTAAGATTGGCCTTAAGAATAAGGCTAACTTTTCTAATCTTACTTTCAAAGAACAAATGGAGAGGAAGTGATGGCTGTTCTTCGTTCCTATAAATGCCCTCGGCATGGCTATTTCGACGCTTGGGAGCCTCTTTGCGAACATGGCTGCACCGATGTGGCCGTTGTCTTCTTGAAAGCGCCGTCTATGCGAGATAGCATCAAAGCAGGACGTTCAAAGAGAAATGATAATAATCTCAAGCAATTAGCTGCCGATTTTGGAATGTCAGACATTAAATCGGTCAAAGAAGGCGAAAGCCAGCAGGGTTATATCACCCGCAACAATGCCAAAATTGGCGAGCAAGAAGCCGAAATGGCGCGTCAAGCCAAGCTAAACGGCGTCATGTGGGGCGACGCGGGCAAATATTCCATGCAAGGGATGCTTGCGGGAGGTGCCGTAAAGTCTGCTATGGGAGAACCAGTTGGATTTAATCCAAAAGATGCTAATCTGCCTACCAAGCTCCCGACAGTGGTTCATGCAACTGATCCGACCCTGAAGATTGGCGACGAATGAGAATACCTTCAAACCTCCAGCAGCGCGAAGAGTTCTATCTGGACCTCGTTCGCAAGTGCAAGGTATCTCAGGAAGATCGCAAAGCCGATTACAATTCGCTGCGCTCTTTTTACCTGTTTGGGTCGTCACCTGAAGAAAGCCCGTCGGCTTACAACAAGATTTATCCGCACATCGACCAACTGGTTGCCTTCCTCTATTCGGCTGACACAACCCGTTTTGCCATTAATCTTGGCGCATCGGCTCCCGATACCGAATACCGGAAAATTCCTCGCCTAACTCAAAGCCTGAACGACAAATGGTCTGACAGCAACGGCGACCATATCTTTGGTTTAGCCCTCAACTGGGCTATGTGCTACGACAGCGCCTTTGTTAAACTCATTGTAAATAAGGGTCATATCTTTCCTTATTTTGTTGATCCAGCCATGATGGGTATGTTGCGTGAAGACGTTCCTCATTCGGATCGTCAGGAAGCCTTTACGCACACTTACTACATCACAAAGTCTGATCTGTACGCCCGTCTGTACAATCATCCCAAGCGTGATGACATTATCTCGCGTATTACCGCAGGCCCAACAGAAGTACACTATGTTGCAAGTGGCCTTGACCGTATTGTTCTGTCTTCCTCAGACCCAACGATGATGGGTAACGTCAACCTTGACCTCAACGGCTACAACCGTATGAAAGCCCGTGTCGAGGAAGAAACTATTGAAATGACAGAGCTTTACGTCTGGTGTGATGAAACACAAGACTACATGGTTGTTACCAAAGCTGATCCAGATGTCATTATCTATGACCGCGCCAACGAGAACATGTTCTTGAAAGGCGAAAGCCCGTTTATTCAAATTTGCCCAAACCCCATGCCAGACTACTTCTGGGGTCAGTCGGAAGTCTCACGCCTCATCTACCTTCAGCAGATGTACAATAGGCGCATGAGCGAAATCCTTGATCTACTTGCAAAGCAAGTAAACCCGCCGACTGCTCTCATGGGCTTTACGGGCATCTTGGATGAAAAGAATTTTGCTTTGAACCGTGCGGGCGGCTTGCTCTCGACCGACATGCCTAACGCAAAAGCTGATCGTCTTGCTCCGCAAATGCCTGCCGACCTGTATGAACAGATCAAACAGATCGACGGCTGGTTCGAAGAAGCATCTGGTATTTCCTCTGTTCTGTCTGGTCGTGGTGAAAGCGGTGTCCGTTCCGCTGGTCACGCCTCACAGCTCGCGCGCCTTGGTTCCTCCCGTGCTAAGCGCCGCGCCCTTCAAGTAGAGCTTGCCCTTGAAAAGATGGCGACGCTCTACATGAAACTAATTCAAGCCTATGATCCGACGCATTACAAAGATGCTGATGGTATGAAGTTCATAGCTGAACAGTTTACCAAGGATTATATGGTTAAAGTGGACGCCCACTCGAATAGCCCGATCTTCATGGAAGATACTCGCGCTATGGCGTTCAATCTGTTTAAGGCTGGCGCTATCGACAAGGAGAGCTTGCTCGACCTGATCGACCCGCCCATGAAGCAGATGCTCAAAGAGAAATTAAAGAAAGCTCCCGCCCCCGAAGCGGGTGGCCCTAACGTCACTCCCATGAAAAAAGGAGCGCAAGGTGGCTGAACGTCAAGCAACTACAGGCGACCAACCGCGTTTTAGTTCTAAAGAATTGACACGCGAACAAAAACCAGCGAACCTTCAGTACCGCGTATCGTCTATTCGCTCCATAGGGAATGACCAGACAAGGCGGCAGAACCAACGTGTGAACGTGAGGTA